CGGGGTGCGCCCAGTTTGTATCTTCTCCTCTTCAATCTTTGAATCTGAGGAATAGTACAAATGTCAGATGAAGATTTACTGGTAATTGAAAAAGCGAAAGAACTTGCTAAGCATACTTTAAAAGTAACAAGCAATGCTAATAGGTATCCAAAGAAATTCAGATTTTCATTAGTGGATAAGATGCAAAATAAATCGTTGGAAATCTATGAAATGTTATTTGAAGCCAATAGAACAGATATTAAATATTACAAAAGAGATCGACTTGAGATGCAGACAAAGGCAATTACATATTGCGATGAGCTCAATTTTTACATAGAAATGTCGTATGCTCTCGGAATTATAAATTCTGCTAGTATGGGAAACTGGTCAAGGATGGTTTCGGATGTAAAATATATGGCTATTGCATGGAGAACCAAGGATAGAAAAAGATAGATTACATGATTCAGTGTTTACAGGTAGCAAAAGGAGAAGCCATGTTTTTGGACGAATACGATTCTAAAAACTGGGAAACCGATATGAGATGGTTATCTATGCACAGAGCACCAAATAAAGCATTAATTAAGGATAACCTTAGAAATGTGGCAAGAATGGGATTCCTGGTAGCAAATGAGGTGAAGTAATGGATATCAAAGTTCATGAGGACTATGAAAGCATCGACAGAGAGAATCTCGAAGTGTTTAATAATACTGGCTTGCAATGTTCTAGCGATAACCGATTTCGCTGCGTTATCTGCGGAGAGCCAGCAAGCATTGATAACAGTATGAGTTATCGCGGACATCGGTTAGTACATACGCATTGCGCATACCAAACATTCGGAATTGACAACATGGTCAATGTTTTTAAATGGATGGAAGAACAGGATAAATAAATTACAGAAAGGAGCAGGAGCTCCGTCCGGGCAAAGATATATCGGCTCCTTTCGAGAAGATGAAAACAGGAGTAAGTAAAGTATATACAGATAGACCGGATTATGCAGACTTTGATTCGCCTGCAAAATTTGAAGCAATTAAGAGTATTATTGCCAAAAGGTTATATGAACACCCGAATGCAATTTGCTCATATTCGGGAGGCTCGGACAGTGATATCATGATTGACCTGATCGAGACAGTACGTGAGATGTTTGGTTTTCCTCCAATAAAGTACGTGTTTTTCAATACTGGATTGGAGATGAAAGCAACAAAAGACCATGTGAGATATGTTGCTGAGAAATATGGTGTTGAGATTGAAGAAGTAAGACCGAAAATCAATATCGTACAATCCACGAGAAAATACGGAATTCCATTTGTATCAAAGATTATGTCTGGAGGATTATCAGATTGGCAGAAAAAAGGAGTGCCACTGTCTATTGCTCAAGAGTATGACCGGGCAGAAGATAAAGAGACAAAGAGAAAAGAACTGAAAGAAAGATATCCGAAGTGTGAGAGTTTAATCAACTTTCTTTGCTGTTGTAATTCTAAAGGAGAACCAAGACCGAACATTCAGTTGGTAATTAATTCATCAAAATACATGCGTGATTTTATTGAGGAATATCCACCGGATTTTATGATAAGTGCAAAATGTTGCGATTACTGCAAAAAACAGATTGCTCACAAAGTACAAAAAGATTACGACATGATTATTACCGGAGAGCGAAGAGATGAGGGAGGCATGAGGTCCGTTCCGAGAAAAGATAATACAACATTATGCTTTACGGAAACAGCTTCAGGACAGTTTCGATTAAGACCACTGTATTATGTTTCTGATAAAGACAAGCAATGGTATAAGAATTATCACAAAATCAAATATTCGGATGCTTATGAGGTTTATGGACTGACAAGAACGGGATGTTGCGGTTGCCCTATATCGTACAAAGCTGTAGATGACTTGGAAAAAATCAGACCTTATGAACCGAATGTAGTAAAAGCAGCATGGAACATTTTCGGTAAAAGCTATGAGTACAGAAAGGAATACAATGAGTACAAAAAGCAAAGAATGGAAATGGAGAAATCTGGTGCAGGATACATAAAAGGGCAGATGAGCATTGATGACTTCCCGGAGGTAATGCCGTAATGAAAGATTTAATCGTAGATTGCTTTGCTGGTGGAGGAGGCGCATCAGTTGGAATTGAGATGGCACTCGGTAGACCGGTAGATATAGCAATCAACCATGACCCAGATGCTATATTGATGCACAAAACAAATCATCCGGATACAATTCATCTGACAGAAGATATTTTTAAGGTCAATTTGAAGAAATACGTAAAAGGACAGCATGTGGCTCTTATGTGGGCGAGTCCAGATTGTACAAGCCACTCCAAAGCAAAGGGTGGCAAGCCAAGAGAAAAAGGACTTCGGATTCTTCCGTGGGCGGTATACAAACACGCAAAAGCTATTCTGCCGGATGTAATTCTTATGGAGAACGTAGAAGAAATACAACAGTGGGGTCCGTTAGACGAAAAAGGTTATCCAATACCGGAGAGAAAAGGCGAGGATTACAAGAAATTTATTACGGCAATGAAGAACCTCGGGTATCGTTTCGGGAGTAGAGAGTTGGTAGCTGCTGACTACGGAGCACCGACCACAAGAAAGAGATGGTATGCAGTATTCCGTAGAGATGGACGGGAAATCAGATTCCCGAAGCAGACTCACAGTGCAGACGGCATCGGATTTGAGAAGTGGAAACCTTGTGGAGATTATATTGACTGGTCAGACCTTGGAAATTCGATATTTGAGCGAAAGAAACCACTTGCAGAAGCTACACAGAAGAGAATTGCAAACGGCATCAAGAAATATATTATCGATGCAGAATCTCCTTATATCGTGAGGAGTGGAGAAGCACTGGCATACATCATTCAATATCACGGAGAGACGATAGCCGGTGATTCAAGAGGACAGCTTTTGACAGAACCGATCAAGACGATTGATACATCGAACCGATACGGACTTGTGACAGCTTTCATCACGAAATATTACAAGACCGGGATTGGACAGGGGTGTGATGAACCATTACATACAATTACGACATCTCCGGGGCATTTCGGATTGGTATCAGCATTTCTGATTAAGTATTACGGCGGTGGGTGCGGACAATCCATAGACAGACCGTTGGATACGATTACAACAAAGGACCGGTTCGGACTGGTGAATGTAATCTTGGATATCAAGGGCGAGAAATACATCATATCAGATATCTTTTTGCGGATGCTGAAACCGGAAGAACTAAAAGTAATGCAAGGGTTCCCGAAAGATTACATTATAGACCGGGATTATAACTGGAAGAAATATCCGATAGCTAAACAAGTCGCAAGAATTGGTAATAGCGTAGTGCCGATCATGGCAGAGAAGCTTGTAGAAGCAAACTGCCCGTATCTGAAAGTCGGTGAGAGAATGCCGAACATGAGCATTGATGATACACAGGAACAATTGAGATTTGCGTAGGTAAAATGAAAATCAGACAGCCGATTATCAGCCGGTAGTCGGTTGTCAAGAAAGGGACGAAATGAAGAAAATACTTGATGCATGTTGTGGAAGTCGGATGTTTTGGTTTGACAGAGAGAATCAAGATGTCCTGTTTGCAGACAATAGAGAACTTGAAACAACATTGTGTGATGGCAGAACACTTCTAGTTAAGCCGGATATAAAAATGGACTTCCGGGAGATGCCATTTCCGGACAATACATTTAAGATTGTGGTGTTTGACCCACCTCATTTAAAACAAGCCGGCAGTGAATCGTGGCTTGCTAAAAAATATGGGGTTCTACCGAAAGATTGGAAACCATATTTGAAAGCCGGATTTGATGAATGCATGAGAGTGTTGGAACCGGACGGAATATTGGTTTTTAAGTGGAACGAGGAACAAATAAAACTGAATGACGTGTTGAAAGAATTCGGAAAGAAACCGCTTCTTGGAGATCAGAGAGGTAAGACACGTTGGATTTTGTTTATGAAATAGGAGAGATATGAAGAAGATATTATGTTTAATTCTAATTTGCATTTTCTTGGTTGGTTGTTCCAAAGATGTTTCAGACAAGAATCGTGATCCACAAGAAGAAATCACATATACTCACGAAGATGTGGATGCAACTATCACTTACATAGATATGCAAAAATGGTTTGCCATTTGTCCTCGCTGGCAGTGGGAAATATCGGTTGAATATGACGGGCTGACTTATGAAGAAGATGATTCTACTAGTGGAGCAATGAATAGACCGAGTTTTGCAGACAGTCAAGATGGTGATTCGGTAAGAGTTCGATTAACGAACAAATATGTGAACGGAGAACTGACAGACCGATATATATCGGAAATTAGGTAAGGAGAAAGGAACGAATTATGATTGATTTGGAGAGAGAAAAGAAAAACTTCCAGAACCACGTAGCAACATTCACAGACTATGGAAACATCAAGATTTTGGATTTCAAGAAACCGGGCAGTAATGAATACCGTATCAGATTTCTTTTCGAGGAAGATTATTGCCGATTACATATATCTGGTGATCTTGGACATCTTACGGCAAGCAATTACTATAATATGCGATTCGGGACATTTGAGGAGCATTTCACAGGTAATGTTGGATATTTTAATGGAAAAATTGACTGCATGGACAGAGACAGATATTACTTTGATGAAGAACAGGCTCGGAAAGATATCTATGAATACATGATGGAGCATGGTTTTAACGGTGATGAATGCCAAGTAGATGAATTTTTAGACGATTCTTTAGAAGATTTCGATGATGAATCGGGAATCAGCGAAGCTGGGTATGATGTATTAAGCGATTATTACCCGGACGTTTGGGAAGAGGTGTCTGATTTTGGAAAAATAAGTACGGGCATCTTAGATTTGTACATGCTGGCATTTAAACTGGCGATGAAGCAATTGAGAGAAAGGAACGAATTATGAAATTAACAGGAATAGCAAGAGAAGATTTAGAAGCGAAAGGTTTGGTGTTACCAAATAAACTTGAACTTGAATGCAGAGGAATAGCAATCCCGGATATTTATGCGGATAGAATCGGCAGAAAGAATGTTGACACCGGAGAATTCGAATCATTCTTTAATGTAGACAATAAAAATGGTAATACAGTGGAATTTGATAGATTCCGGGAGAACGTAACATTACTGGAAAAAGAGCATACCGTCTTTAGTCGTGAAACGCGAGAAGAGAAGAATGTGATTGACTATTATGTTCCGTATGATATCCAGGAGAGCAGTAAGAATAGACCGACAGTGACTGATGAATTTCCGGAGAATGGCTATCTGACAGAAGGTTATTATGAGTGTGAATACGAGTTACTTCTGACTTGCGGAGAGGCAACAAGAAGACTTGTAATTCCACAGAGAACAGTCAATGTTCCGATGATTTCATTGCTATCGAACATCGAAGATGAAATCAGAGATATTTTGGATGGTTTCCCGGACGAGGATAACAATTTTGCTGATGTGCTGGAATTAATGGACGATTGTTATGAAATTAAGATGTTTGATGCCTATGGAATGCCGGCAAATATCGAGATTAACCATGCAGATGATTTCGTGAACATGATTGTTTCATCTAGACAGGTTAAATGTGAATTCAAATATGGAGATGATAAGTAAATGGGAAAAATCAACAAAGAATTTCAATGGCGTATGCAAGGTATCCTGCACGCTAGAGAAGTTGTGGAAAAAGACGGTCTTGAGGGACTGGATAAAGAAATTAAGATGCGTGGTTTTATGCAAGCACCGTTGGTATACAGCAAAGGGCAGATTGATGGTTGGTGGGATGAATTATCAACGAACCTATATGCCACAATGACCACAGTTGCTGGAATGGTGTTGCGAGAGCATTTCGGGTTCGGAAAGCAAAGACTTCTTAAGTTCAGAAACGAATTTCAGAATATGACTAAAAGTGCGCTGGATCTCGATTACCTTGGAAGTCATTATGTGACGCTTGAGGACTATGCAAATGAGCTGAATGAACAATTTGACATGGGAATCGATGTAAGCCGTGTGAGAAATTGTCAAGGTAGTTATGATGAGACGGACGCAAAGTTTCGAACTGTAAAGTTGGACAAGGTTCTTGAGGAGCTGAGAGCTGGAGGATTTGAAGACGCAGCGCAATTCTTGGAAAAGAAGGTGGCATAGTGAACGGAATGTTCTGTGATATAGAAAATATAAAGAAACTGGTAGAGGGCTTTGAAAAACAACGGAAAGACCATTCGTTAATCGTGTTAATCCGGACAAAGGATTTGGAATCCGTTAATTTGAATAAGATTCCAAGCAATGTTTATTTTATTCCATGTTCTTACTTGAATTGCGGAAAGTTGTTCATATTGCAGAATGAATTAAAAGACAATGCATGGAACTTGATTCAAAAGGGTGAAATAAACTTTAAGAGGGGTGAATTTGATGGGGTGCAGGATTAAGTGTGTAGAAAACGAAGACAATCATATGTGTTGTTTGGAATGCCCGGACTTTGATGATTGCCCGGTTCAATGTGAGTTTTTTGGACAGCTATGAATTAATAGAGAATTGTCCGGATTACGTGAAGGAGGAAGAGGAATGAAATTAAAGAATTTTCTGAATGTAATGAAGCCAACTCGGACATACAAGGTTATCTGTGATGGAGCAGTTGCAGAATTTGAGCCAGATGAAACGCTCCCTGATATTATTGCATCAGCTGAGCTAATAAGAAGCATAAAAGATAAAGAAACAGGATGCGTTGTATTAGAAATCAAATCAGAGGAGGAAGAACATGAGAATCATTAGTCAGAACGGATTACTGGGTATTGCCTAAGGTATTTCAGTTTCCAAAAGAAGAGGAGATCGAAGATGAATAATCAGCAAGCAATAGATAGATTAGTGAAACATCTTGAATGGGGCTGGTCTGAGGAAACAGTAGATGCTATTGAAATGGGGATACATGCACTGAAAGAAACTCAGTGGATTCCATGCAGCGAGAGGTTGCCAGAGAATGCAATGAATGTAATAGCACAGTTTTCAAGTGGCACAGTGACAGAATTAAGATATGCAGGAAATGGTATTTTTGAAGGAATCTATGATCATTCAACGAAAGTAATTATTGCCTGGATGCCATTGCCGGAGCCGTATAAAGGAGAATGATTAATGGAAGAATTAAAACCATGCCCGCTCTGCGGAAGAAAACCGATAATAGAACATTGGTCAAGCGGTGGGACAATGTACATGGTCAAATGCAATAATCCAGACTGTCCGGTGCCGGTAACATCTTATCCGACAGGGCACAATTTGGATGAAGTAATTGCGGAATGGAACAGGAGGACGGACAATGAGCAGACTAATTGATGCAGATTTGCTAATGAGAAAATGCGAGAAATGGTTAAAACCAGCAGCTTGAAGAAGGAAGTGAGCAGTCTTTTGTGGATTTTAAAAGTTATGCAGAAGAACATGGAATAGACAATGACTATGAAGATTGGTTTTATCGAGGATTAATCAGAGCTATAGAGATTGTGAAGCGAGGTGGAAGAGATGAAGAATAAAGAGAAGTATGCAAAAGAGATTGTGGAAATTGCGTGTAGTGGAGGTAGTGAACAGTTATGAGTAAAATTCCAAAAAAAATAGTAGACAAAATCGAACAGAGAAATAAACTCAACGAAGAAATAGAGGCGTGGTGCAAAGAAAACCTTGATATGGATGGAATGTGCTCGGATTCTGCGGATATTACAGACTATCACACAGGCGAAGAGCAAAGAAATGATGAATGCAAAGAATGGTGCGAACAGTGGACTGGATATTGTGAAGATGATTATTACGGTCATTATTACTGGGAAACAGAGTATCCGGGAAAATATCTGCACATGGAATTTTGGGTTTAAAATTTGAGGTAGTTGAGGAATATGAGTAGAGAAATACTTTTTAGAGCAAAACATATCCATGCAATGGATAGTAACGAGCATCTTAATGGAACATTGGTGCAAGGCTATCTTAGTGACAAGAATTATATCTACGATAAAAGTCTTGAAGGTGAATTTCTAGTTGATGAAGATACCATTTGCCAGTATACAGGACTGACCGACAAGAACGGGAAGAAAATCTTTGAGGGAGATATTGTAAGATATGGCGAGATTTGCGGAGAAGTAAAGTTCGGATTGCATGAAAGCAATTGGCAGATTTGTAAGCATAATCAAGGATTCTTTGTTACATTTCCGAAAGAATATTTTCTCAGGAACGAACTTGGTTATTGGAGAAACAAGATTGCTGTAGTCGGCAATGTATTTGATAAT